AGAATACTTTACTAAGCCAAGTCTAGAAACTATGAATCGTTTATACGATGAGGCAACTATTATGATTAAGGCTACCAAGTACGATGCAAGATCAACAGCCCCTTTAGAAGCTGGCACAAAAGGAACGGTAACAATAAGAGCCATTATTGAGGGGGATGATGACCTAAATGATAGCAACTCTTTTAAAACTGGCTACTCTTATGACAAATTATTTGATGCCACTATGTTTGCAATAAATAACCCAGAGCAAATGAAGCAACGGTCTGAGAATATTAAAGCCCATGTGCAGACTTATACTTGGGATTACTGGATGTATAAAATTAATCAAATCTTATGCAGCTTATAGTTGGATGCGGTCCTAATTGGGCCAAAAGAGAGAATGACATTTTTTTAGATGTAAGACCATTCGACAATGTCGATGTGGTTCACGACCTTAATATAACCCCTTGGCCTTTCAAAGATAATAGCATGACAGAGATATCTGCTATTCATGTGGTGGAGCATCTTAACAATTTGCTAGATTTTATGAATGAAAGTCATCGCATACTACAAAAAGGGGGTGCATTATACATAGAAACCCCAGAAGCAGGGGCAAACCCAGACTTGCAATTTGCTGACCCTACTCATGTAAGATGCTATCGGAAGCACACTTTCATAAACTATTTTACCTTGTCTGAGGCTTATAAGTTTGGCTATACTGACAAGCTCTGGGCAATCATGCACATAGAAAGTAAAGATGGAAACCTTATTGTCCACTTAACACCCATAAAATGAGAATCTTAATTGTTGCCCTTGAATACTTAGAACCAGAATGGCTAGAAACCCTAAAATGTATCGAGGAAACTGGGTTACCTTATGAGATAGTTAGTCGGGATGGGGTAGGAAATATGTCAAGGGCTTACAATACTATTTTAACCAAAAACAAAGAGGCTGATTATTATTGGTTTGTCTCAAATGTAACTTTTAAGCCACAAATGCCTTATGAGTTGGCAATGGCTTGCGAGAGGCTTGGCTGGGCTGGCATCCATCCGGCTATGCCTACCTCTGATCACAGATTCCAATGGCCTAATGGACACGAACCCAAAGAGACCCCTTTTATCGAATGGACTGCCCCAATGGTCAATGCTGAGGTATTTGCACAACATTCTCTTGATGAGATGCTGCCTTATTATTACATGGACTTAGATTGGTGCCATCGGGTCAAGCCAAAAAAGGTAGGTGTGCATCATGGGCAAGTCATCGGGCATACCTATTTAAGAAATAAGCAAGAGCATCCGATTGGACAACTCAGAAAGCAGCTTAGAAACTACTGGACCCCTATTAGTCAAAGACACATGCTGCAAAAATGGGGTAAAAACTGGCAACAAGATTTATGGCCTAAATAAAACAAATTATGAAACAAACAGCAGTAGAATGGTTGGTAAATGAGTTAAAGCCCCATATTAAAACAGATTGGCCATTGTTTAGATCTATAAGGAATAAAATAGAACAAGCCAAAGCAATGGAGAAAGAACAGATTGAAAATGCTTTTGATACTGGAACTACTGATGAAGATAGAATAGGAAAAGAATACTACAACGAAACATATAAAAAATGACAACTTTAGAACTACATGGAATCTATCATGAATTAGCTTTCTGGCAGCAGTTTGTAAAGACCGACCGATTCTTAAAGGGTTGGGTCGGTAAGGTAAAAACCCCAGAACTGAATCAAGAGGTAGCAGACTTTATCAAAAGTGTTCCACATGAAACAGTATTGGATGTAGGCTCAGGAGTCTGCTCAATACTAAATGGGTTAGTAAATGTAACCGCTTGCGACCCATTGGGAGACCTTTACAAGCTAATATTTGACTTTGAAAGGCATAAACTAGTAGCCCCACTACCCTACCCAGCAGAGGAATTGCCCTTTAAGAATGAGTTTGACATTGTTCATATCTCAAATGCCTTAGACCATACTCAAGAGACCAGAAAGGCCTTAGATTTGTTATTACAAGCAGTTAAGCCCGGAGGGTATCTAATTGTGCAAGGGTTTTTTAACGAGGCAACACATGAAAACTGGCAAGGCTTCCATCAATGGGATATATCATTAGATGATCATGGCTGCATGGTTATCTTAGGCAAGAAATCAAAAACCATTATTGCATGGCCTCCACATAAGTTTGCAACAGTCAATTTATTAGGTCGGGATTGGTATTATTGGATAATTAAAAAATGATAGTTCAAACAATACACGAAATAGTAAACCCCTTTGATGTAGAGACACCATTGGGCTATGGGGTAGCCTTATTTATGATAGCCGGATCAATACATTCCAATCCTCAGTTTATTATACGATTATATGATACCGGAATAGTAAGGACAGTTGACCAAAATGATATAAGAATATACGGCAATCCCACTACTGGAGAAAATCTAAAACCTATACAATGACAATATGTTGTGATATCGATGGCTGCTTAACAGATGGCAAAATCTGGGTGGACCATCAAGGTAATATCATTAAGTCCTTTAATAACAAGGACATCGGAGCCATTAAAGAGCTAATCTCAATGGGCTATCAGGTCCATTTAGTAACGGCAAGCAGTTGGCCTGGAGCAGAGCAATACCTACGGAGGTCTGGGGCTCAATTGCACATCATACGAAATAAAGAGAGTATCCCTTTTGACTACCAGATAGCCATCGGAGACTCAGCATGGGATATACCTATGCTATGTAAGGCAAAACACTTATTTTGTCCAGCAGATGCATCTTTAGAGGTAAAGTGTTTAGATGGGGTTTATCCATTAATGACACCAGGAGGGCAAGGAATCATGCTTGAATTGGTCCGCATACTTAGTCAATGGAATACTGATGTTGATAAGTAGTAGCACTTATATTTGGTAGATTCAAAAATTTTTCGTATATTAGGGGGGTGAATAAAGGGTAAAAAATCAACGAGCCTTCAGTCCTTCGGGGTTGAGGGCTTTTTTGTATAAGCCATGCCACAGATTCAGATCACAGCAATAACTGAACTAAGGCTAAATAAAGACAATCCCAGGGTAATAAAGGATGACAAGTTTAAAAAACTTGTAAAAAGCATCCAAGAGTTTCCTCAGATGTTGGAAATTAGGCCAATAGTTGTAAACGACGAAATGGTCGTTTTAGGCGGCAATATGAGGCTTAAGGCCTGCATAGAAGCTGGACTAAAAGAAGTGCCGATTATAAAGGCCAGTTCTTTGACACCCGAACAACAGAAAGAATTTATCATCAAAGACAATGTAGGCTTTGGCGAGTGGGAGTGGGATGTGCTGGCTAATGAATGGGATGTAGAAAAGCTAACCGATTGGGGCTTAGACATTCCTGATTACGAAGCAAAAGTATTAGAGGCTGAGGAAGATGACTTTGAAGTACCTGAAACGGTCCAGACTGACATAGTTTTAGGGGATTTATTTGAGATAGGAGAGCATCGTTTACTTTGTGGAGATAGTACGGATAGCGACCAAGTAGCTAAATTAATGAATGGGGAGAAGGCCGATATGGTATTTACTGACCCTCCATACGGGATAAGCCATAGCGGTAAGGGAATTAAAGGAAGTGCTAAAGAAAATGATTTTGGAGAAATATTAGGAGATAATGATGTAACTGTTGCAGTAGATGCTTTTAATTTATGTCAATCTTTATTTGTTGATGCAACAATGATTTTTTGGGGTGCAAATTATTATTCATCTTGTTTGCCAAATGGATTTGGATGGTTAGTATGGGATAAGCAAAGAGAAGGTGATACTTTTAGCGGAGCAGAATTAGCATTTGTTAATAAAAAAGTTAAAGTAGATATATTTAGACATCAATGGCACGGAATGATTAAAGGTAGCGAGATGGGAGAAAAAAGAGTACATCCTACGCAAAAGCCTATTGCTTTAGTTGTATGGTCTTTTAATAATTACAAAGCAGGTAATAACATTTTAGATTTATTTCTTGGCTCTGGAACAACAATGGTAGCATCACACCAAACAAAAAGAAAGTGCTACGGAATAGAGTTAGACCCAAAGTATTGTCAGGTAATAATAGACAGGATGCATAAACTTGACCCCAGCCTAATCATCAAAAAAAACGGAGTAGTTACGGAATATGCCATTTGAGAAAGGTAAAAGCGGAAATCCTGCCACTCAGTTCACTAGTGAGAATCAGCCAGAGAAGAACGGCAGGCCCAAAAAGCTGCCCAAATTAGACGAGTTATTAGCCGATGTACTTGGAGAAGATAAAGACGGAATTGAGGCCGCTAAAGCTATATTAATGGCTTTAAGGGCAAAGGCAGCCAAAGGAGATGTAAGGGCTGCTGAAGTTTTGTTGGATAGGGCCTACGGTAAGTCAAAACAAACTGTGGACCTTAATCATTCGGGTGGTGTTAAAATAATATTTGAAAAGGCTGCCGATGAGGACAGTCAAAGTTAAATATACAAATGTCTTTGAGAGAAACAAGGAAGCCTACGATTTGCGGAAACACCGGGTTATCGCTAACCAGGGTTCTACAAGATCAGGCAAGACTTACTCGATAGGGCAATTAATAGCTCTTTACATACCGCACAAGGAAAAAGTAACGATTTCGGTGGTTAGTCCATCATTACCTCATCTAAAGAGAGGTGCTAGGCGAGATATCCTAAAGATACTCGAAGATGCTGGCATCTACTCAGATGACAATTTTAACAAGACCGACAATGTCTATCACTACCCTAATGGCTCTTATATAGAGTTCTTTGGGGCTGAGGACTCGGGTAAGGTTAGAGGACCAGGGCGAGACATACTGTATATAAACGAGGCAAATCTATTGCCTCACTCGATTTACCAGCAGTTAGCCCTTAGAACCAAGCAGACCATCTTTTTAGACTTTAACCCAGTCGATGAGATGAGCTGGGTGTACGATGTCGCTGATAGAGAAACTAACCTCTTAATCCATTCAACCTATAAAGACAATCCCTTCTTGCCAAGTGAGCAGATAGCGGAGATTGAAAGTCTGAAAGATGCAGACGAGAACCTCTGGAAAGTCTTTGGGTTGGGAGAAAGGGGTAAGTCCTCAGAGATTATCTACACCCATTGGAGGCAAGGTCAGTTCCCGGATGAGTGTGAAACGGTTTATGGCTTAGACTTTGGCTACTCAGTACCAACTGCTTTAGTCAAGGTAGGGTTTCACGAAAAACAAACCTTTGTCAAGGAGATGCTTTACGAAACTAAGCTAACTACCACCGATTTAATAGAAAGGCTAAAGGTACTAAACATTAAGAGGTCCGATGAGATTTACTGTGATGCTGCCGAGCCTAAGACTATTGAGGAACTGGTCAGAGCTGGGTACAATGCAAAGCCAGCCGAAAAGGATGTTTATGCAGGCATCCAAAAGGTCAAGAGCCAGCCTTTAATCGTTACCCCTGATAGCACGAACCTGATTAAAGAGATTAGGTCCTACAAGTGGAAAGTTGATAAAAATGGCAAGGTTCATGCAGACGAGCAGCCAGTCAAGATGTGGGATCACTTATGCGATTCGATGCGGTATGCAATTTACACGAAACTAAACAAGCCCCGATTCGAGGTGATGGCTTGGTAAAATAAAGAAAGTGGGTAGAATAAAAGATGCGTGGGATGCGTTAACTAAGAAAGCGGTGCCGATGATGCCGATAGGCCAGCCTTTTGCTTCCTATCAGGTAACTGGGGGCACTTTTGTTGGCATCAGCGATAACAGAACTAACTATATAAGAGACGGTTATCAGGTTAATGATATCCTTTACTCTACAATAACCCTAATCACAGACAAAGTAAAGCTGCCCGACTGGACTACCTACAAGGTTGTCGATGAGGCTGCATTTAAGTCGTATCAGGGCTTAATGAGAAAAAAGGACATCTCTACCGAGGACTTTCAAAAGGCAATGGGGTATAAGAAGAAAGCCTTAGAGCCTATTTATGTTGATAGACTGACTGAGCTTTTACGATACCCTAACGATTACGAAACATTCCAAGACCTAGTCGCAAATTCTACTGGATATAAGCTGATAACTGGTGGCCGCTGTGTTTGGGCTCAGATGCTCGACATGGGAGCCAATCAAGGCAAGCCTTATCAGTTGCACAATCTACCCTACCAAGAGGTAAATATCATTGCTTCGACTAATATGTTCCCCATCGTTGAAGAGGGGTATATGATACCGGTCCTTTCTAATGCTTTATTCCCTAAAGGCCAGGTCTTACACGATAAATACCAAAACTACGACTGGGATATCAATGGGGCGCACCTTTATGGTATGAGCCCTCTGAAAGCTGCTTTACGCAGATTAAGCAGGTCTAACTCGGCTATCAAGGCCAGTGCTGCCATGCTCGAAAATCAAGGTGTAAAGGGTGTTCTTTATGTCGATGACCCAAGAGTTATCAATGGCGGGGTAGATGTTGCCGATACAAGAAAGCAAGTAGAAGCTATTAAAAGTAAACTTGTAGGCAAAGGCGAGTGGGTAGGATCAGAAAACTGGGGCCGCATTGGTGTCTCTGGTTACAAGATGGGATGGCAGTCTGTTGGGCTTAACCCAGTAGAGCTATCTATCATTGATTCTGAGAAGTGGGATTTGAAGCGATTTAGCTCGGTTTATGGTGTGCCTAGTCAGTTGGTGGGTGATTCTGAGTCTAGCACATATAACAATGTCAGAGAGGCTGAAAAGGCACTTACAACTCGTTGTGCCATGCCTGCCCTAGTATCATTCCGTAACCACTTTAATAGAAAGCTACAAACAGACTGGGGATACAAAGGCCAGAA